CAGCCACGAGGTGCTGGCCCTGACCGACCACGGCCAGGAGGCGGTCCCCGGCCATGACCCGGCCGGGTCCGTCCACAAGCAGGGACGGCAGTCCGGAGACCTCACCGATCCAAGCCTTTATAGCCACCGCGCCCCTATCAGTTGTCGCTGGAGGCGGCGATGACCACGCGCTCAGCCTCCACACGCATCCTACCAACTAGTTTACCGTCCACGTCCACGACCGTCAACTCGGACGGGCTGTTCTGGCGCGTCAGGAGCTCGTCGATCTTGTCCCACTGGCTGCCGGTGAAGACCGGCTCGGGCTTGCCCGTCGCGTTCAGGACCGGCGTGATCCCGGGCTGCAGGAAGCCGCCGTCGTCGAACTTGTACAGGCCGGTGGACGGCGACCCGTAGATCGGGACCTCACGGACCGGGATCCCGAAAGTCGGAGCCTCGACCATCATGCCGTTACCGGAGGCGATCGCTATGTGGTGGGCGGGAGCGCCCCAGAACAGGAGCGTGCCGGGCGTGTTGTAGGAGCCGCCGGGCGTGGAGCCCGCCTGGTAGCCCGCGGCCGTCAGTCGTGGAATCTGGGAGCCGAGCTGGTGGGCCGCCCAGTAGACCAGGCCGGAACAGTCGACGCCGGGCGGGATCGAAGAGCCGCCCCATACGTAGGTCGCGCCGATCGCTTTACGCGCGGCGTTGACTATGTCGCTGGCCGCCATGTTCGCGGTCTTCCCCTTGAGCCACTCGCCGAAGCTGTCGACCCACTTACCGGGGATCGCGCCCGCCATGTCGTGGAAGAAAGCCGAGCCGGGCAAGGCTTTCATGGCCAGGTTCATCGGCGCACGCATCAGGTGCTCGACCGCGCCGAGCGGATCGGAGATGATCGAAGAGACCGCGTCAGCCGCGGAGGAGATCCAGCTGGTGGCCGTGTCCCAGCCGCTGCTCACGGTTCCTTTGATCTTGTCCCACACGCCGCCCTTGGCGAAGGCCGCGAACTTCGTGCCGCGGTCCCCGCCCGGGATCGACCTGCCCGAGCCGTGCGTGGCGGCGTCGTTCATGCGGTCCACGGCCGCTTTACCACCGACGGCGCGAACCCACTCGGGTCGCATGATTCCCTCGCCGCCAGACAGGGCCAGCGCCCCGCCGCCGTCCGGGCTGTAGAAGTGGTAGACGTCACGCCCGGGCGTGTAACCGGGCAGGACGCCACCGGACGCGTACCCGGGGATCCCGGAGACGGACGGGAGCCGTAGCCCCAGCCCGAGCTTGTCCGCGATAGAGTCGGCCGTCTTCTTGATCCCGTCCCGGTAGACCGTGTTGATTATGAAGTTGATAGGTTTGGCGGCGACCGACTTCACGCCGTCCCACACGGTCTGGATCCCGGACTTCATGGTCTCGAACGCGCTCTTTATGTTCGAGGTCACGGTGTCGAAAATCGGCTTGACCGTGTTCTGGAACCAGTTGACGACCGAGTTGATCGTCGACTTGATCCCGTTCCACGCGGTCTTCAGCCCGCCCCACAACAGGTCGGTGCTCGACTTGATCCCGTTCCAGACCGTGGAGATCGTGGGAGACACGTAGGTCTGGAACCAGGAGACGACCGTGAGCACGGCCGACTTGATTCCGTTCCAGATCGTCGTGATCCCGGTCCACAGCAACTGCGCGCCGACCTGGATCCCGGTCCAGACCAGCGACAGGACGGGAAGCACGTACGCCTGGAACCAGGCCACGACCAGAGACACGGCCGTGCGGATCCCCGACCAGACCCACTGCATGGCGGTCCACAGCAACTGCGCGCCGACCTGGATCCCCGACCACACGAGAGACAGGACGGGCTGCACGTAGGTCTGGAACCAGCCGACCACGACGAACGCGGCCGCCTTGATCCCGTCCCAGACCCAGACGATCCCAGCCCACAGAGCCTGAGCCCCGACCTTGATCCCCTCCCACACGGTCGACAGGACCGGAGCCACGTACGTCATGATCCAGTTGACCACGGTGGAGATCGCGAACTTCCACGCCTGGAAGTAGAGCGAGACCGCCGTCGCCAGGACCCACACGCCGACCTTGATCCCGGTCCAGACCCCGGACAGGACCGGACCCACCCAGGAGGAGATCCAGCCGACCACGCCGCTGATCACGGCCTTGATCCCGTTCCACACGGTGGAGACCGCGGTGCTAAGAGTCGACCAGACCGTGCTCAGGACGGAGACCGCGCCGGAGATCACCGGCACGACATAGGACGTGAAGAATCCGCTGATCGCTCCCCACACCGTGTTCCACGTGGAACCGAGCGCGTTGATCGTGGCGTCCCAGTAGGGCGCGATCCAGTCCAGGAACTTGCGGAACTCGGCGGTGATCGACGCCCACGCCTTCTTGCCGGTCTCGGTCTGAGTGAAGAACCAAGCCAGGCCCGCGGCCACCGCGGCGATCGCGGTCACGACCAGGAAAATCGGGTTCGCGTTCATCACGACGTTGAACGCCGCCTGCGCCCCCTTAGCCAGATCGACGGCCCGCTTCATGGAGTTCAGCCCAGCCACGAACTGCAGCAGACTGCCAGCGGACTGGATCGCCGCCATCGTCTTGGTCGCCGTGTTCAGGGCGTAAAACGAAGCCACGACCGTGCCGATCGTGACCCCCAGAGTCGACAGCACGCCCTTGTTGTCGATCACCCAGCCGGAGAACTTCAAGGCCGCGTCCACGGCCTTACTAACCGCGTCCCTCAGTCCCTCGAAGAAACCCATGAGCGCCGAGTCCGGCTTGATCCCCAGAATCGGCTTGCTCGCGTCCCCCGTGAAGACCAGCTGGGCCAGCCCCTGGACCGACGGGATTAGCGTGTTGTTGATCCACTCCCCGGCGGCCATCGCCCCGTCCCGGACCCGGAACAGGAAATCGACCAGGCCACTGTCCTCCTCAAGTCCGAACAACTTGTCCGGTCCCTGGTAGTCACCGGAGAACAGGATCGACGCGACGCCCTGCAGACCGGGCATGAGCGTGCCGGTGATCCAGCCACCCGCAGCCCGGGCGGACTCGCCGATCTTGAACAGGAAGTCGACGACCCCACTGTCCTCCTCGAGTCCGAACAGTTTATCGGACCCGTCGAACTGGCCGTGCGCCAGGACGTCCCAGACCGCGCCGATCCCCGGGATCAGTTTGTCGTTGATCCAGCCGAAGGCCGTCTCCGAGCCGGTCGCGATCTGGCTCATGAACCCGGTGAGCGCGGGCTTGATCCGGTCCAGGACGCTCATGCCGCCAGAGACCAGCGCCGCCTCGAGATTTCCCCACGCGCCCTCAATCGTCTGGGTCGACGTGGCCGCCTCTTTGGCCACGTCCGTCATGCCCAGCTGCATGATCGCCTGGTTGAACTCCTCGGCGGTGATCTCGCCCTTCTGCATGGCGTCACGGAAGTTCCCCGTGTACGCGCCGTTCTTGAGCATCTGCTCCTGCAGCGGGCCGGACGCACCGGCGATCGCGTCGGACAACTGGTTCCAGTTCTCCGTCGTCAGTTTGCCCTGACCGGCGGTCTGAGTCAGAACCATGCCGACCGACTTGAAAGTCTCGGCGTTTCCACCGGCGACCGCGTTCAGGTTGCCCGCGGCCTCAGCCAGTTTGTCGTAGTTCGCGACGTTGTTGGACGCGAGCTGAGCCGTTATGTTCTGTATGTCGCCGAGTCCGTAGACGGTCTTGTCCGCGTAGTCCTTCACGGACGCGCTCAGCTGCTTGACTTCCTCGGACGACTTGCCCGCGAACTTGAGCGTGTTCGCGAACTTGTTCGTCGCGTCGCTGGCGTCGATTGCCTGCTTCGCTATGTCGCCGAACAGCAGACCCGTGCCGATCGTGGCCGCCGTGGCCAGCGTGGCGGCCGCGATCTTCCCGACCTGTTTGAACGCCCCGCCCAATCCGCCGACGATCCGGTTCTCGGCGGGCCGCGTGTCCACGCCGCCCATGGCCTCGCGGATCTGCGACTGCAGTTTGTTCGTGGAGATCGCGACCTGGATCCACGCAGTTCCGAGATCGTAACCAGCCATGGGCGGCTCCTTCGTCAGTTATACGGACAGACCGAGCTCGGGGTGGCGAGCCAACCAGTTGCGGGCCTTCGCCTTCTCCCTCTCAGCCTTCTCCCGGATCCGGTCCTGCCAGCCGGGCTCCGGCGGCTCGGGCGGACTCGGGAAGTCTCTTCGTTTTGCCCCCGGGATCGTGGACACGATACGGGACTCGACCCGCCACAACCCGTACAGGATCGCGGCGGTCTCGTCGGACCAGGCGGCGGAGCCACCAGCCGCGCGCCCCAAGCAACTGCCGGCAGGCAGCCCCCGTAGCAGCACGGCGATCCGACGGAAACTGAGGCGGCCCCGCCACAGGTCTGACAGGTCGATCCCGTAGACCCGCTGCAGGTCCGCCTCAGCCTCATCCCAGTAACGATTCAGGACTCCCGGGAGCCCGATGATTCCGGGGACTGGGCGGCCTCCGCGCACTTCTCCATGATCTCGCGCATGGCGGCCAGCGGGGCGTGCCCGTCGTTAGCGCGCTTGAGGGCGGCCATGACGTGCGCCCAGCGGTTACCGCACAGGCGACGGACGATCCGCAGCGAGGCCTTGATCCGCTCCTCCTCGGTCTCCGTGTCGTCGTCGGAGATCATGGCGTCAGCCAGCAGGTCCAGCTCCTGGTAGAGCGTCGGATCCAGGTCGATCACCTCGCCCCACAGGTCGACTTTCACGGGACGGATCTCGCCGCGGTCCTCGGCGCTCTGCGCCTCCCGGCGGGCTTTCTCCGCCGGGCTGATCTTCTTGGTTGCCGTCATGGGCTCCTCCTTGCCAGTTGTGCCAGTTGCGCCAGTTTGTGGGGGTCTCGCCCGGGACCGGGGGACTGGCAACCGCCCGGCCCCGGGGAGTCTATCAGGCCGGGATCATGGCCGGGTGGTTCGTCAGGATCGTGAACCCGCCGATGACCTCGAGCGTGAACTTGAACACAGTCAGCTCGCCGACCTTCATGGCGATTCCCTCGCGCTCGCCCAGAGTCAGCCGGGGGAACAGGATCCGCCACTGGGTCGTGGAGTTCGCCGTGTCGAACCCGTCCACCAGGCCGGTGAAGTCGCGGGCCGCGCGGGCCGACGGAGCGACGACCTTCGCGTAGTCCGGCTTGCCGCCCTGGCCGGTGATCTTCTCCACCGTGGCGTCGAAGTTCCAGCCCAGAGTCTTCGCCTTCGCCTCAAGCAGCGAGACCTCGAGCTGAGTCGTGGAGTCGCTCATGTAGAGGCGAACGGTTCCGTGGCCCTGGTGGCCCTTGATCTTGTCGGACGAATCGTTCAGATTGATCGACAGGCCGTCCTCGGAGATCCAGCCCATGTCCTCCATGGCCGTGGGGACGGCCGAGTCCAGAGCGGTCACCGAGTTCAGCAAGTTCTTCGTGTACTCGCTCAGGTAGATCGCGTCCGACTCGCTGCCGAACATGAGCGTGTTCGCGGCGTCGATTTTTGCCATGGTTGGTCCTTTCTCACACCAATCGCGCGGTGATCTGGTAGGTGGCCGTCACTCGCTTGGCGACGGTTGAGTCGTCCACGCCCTCGGCGGGACATGTGCCAGTTACGGCGCCCACGGGGGCGTCGGTCTTGGGGAGCGTGTTCATCACGCCGTCCACGTCCAGACCGAGTTTCATAGCCCGGCCGGTCGTGGGGGCGTACGAGTCGATCGTCAGCTGGACATGGGCGGTGGCCACATGCAGGCGGCCCGCGCCGCCCGTGGCGATCACACGTACGAACTCCGGCGGCGTGTTCGCGCCCTCGGGACGCTTGCTGACCACCGGACAGGGCAGGACCACCCGCAGGCGGTTCATGACCTCGGCCTTCACGTCGGGTACCTGGGGCATGGCGTCAGTCCTTCGTCGACGGGGGCAGGGAGCCCAGGACCCGCTCGAGCGCGTGGTCCCGGAGCTTGGCCCGCGCGATCTTCGATCCGGAGTCCGCGGACACGTAGGCGCGGGCGCGGGTGGAGCCGTGTCCCTGGTGGGTGTGGAAGCCCTCACCCACGCGGTCCCGGAGCCTGCGTGCCCCGTCGTTCACCGCGGCGTACGCCGCCGGGGAGGTCAGAATCTGGCGAGCCACCCGCTTGTTCGGCTTGTAGTTGACCGAGCCCATCACACGCCTCTCGCCTCTACCGCTTCGATCTTCACCTTAAGGCCCTTAGGCCAGTCGTACGGCCGCCCGATCACCGCGTACTCCACGCCGTCTACCACGAGCCGGTCCGAAGCCACGACGTCCGGGTGCGAACCGCGCCAGTACAGAGCCACAGACGACACGACCTGGGCCAGGCCGGGGCTCGTAGACTCGAGGCTGTCGTCCGGCGCGAACAGCGCCAGCTCACTAATTGCCTCCTCGGTCCACGAGCCCGGGACCGGCTCGCCGTACTGGTCCACGCCGTCCGGCGCACGGCGGCGCCTGGTGACCTGTACCCAACCGAACGCCGTCACGGGACCACGCCCCCAAACAGCCAGACCAGCTCGTCGACCTGGCTCATGGGGCGGGCCCCGCTCAGGAGGTCGACCTCGTGTGCGCGGGAGCGAGCGCCCCCGAGCGCCTGGATCTCTTTGGCTTTCAGGAACAGGTCCCCGTCCGGGTTCGAGTACGTGTAGTTGTCCGTGTACGGGCCGGTCGTGTGCGACTCCGCGGACAGAGTCCCACGGGGCTCCGGGTAGGCGCCCAGGTTCGAGCCACCCATGCCGGAGTCTCCCTGCATGGCCCGCTTCACGACGGCGCACGTGATCCGGCGGCGAGTCAGGTCGGTCGCCTTGTCCCACCGCGGGCACGTCGCCATGATCAGGTCCGTGACGTCGCCGATCAGGACCTCGGCCCGCCGACGCTCCTGGTCAGACAGGGGGCGCCAGCGGGCCTGCAGGTCCTCTACGGTAGCGAACGGCTCGGCCAACCGTCAGCCCTCGTGGTCCTCAGTGGACTCGGGGGCGGGCGGGTTGAAGACCGTGAACCCGGGGGAGGCCGGGGCCTCCGTGGTGATCCCGAGGCGCTCACGCACCGGGTAGATCCGGGCGTAGGTCTCCTCGTCGATCTCCGCGCGGCCGCCGGAGAACTGGATCCCCGGAATCGCAATCTTGCGGTCCTGGTTCCCGTCGGTTGTGTAAACGGTTACCACGTGATCACTTCCTTCGGGTCTTCGGGGCGGGGTCTTCGTCCTCGGGCTCCGCGAACGGGTCCGAGTCCTCGATCACCCCGGCTGGGGTCTCGGGATCAAACGGAGCCCAGTCCGGGTGACCGAGGGCGAACGGGTGGTCGTCCGGTACGGTGACCACCGACCGGGACTCCACGTGAATCAGGTCGGCCACGGCGATCACGCGACCTTAAGCAGAGCGAACCGGTCGACGAACACGTACCAGCCGTAGACGATCTCGAGGCGCAGAGCCACCTGGTTCTGGCGTTTCAGGTCGCCCTGGCCGTCCGGGTCACCGAAGCGGATCAGCTCGATCGGGAGCTGGCGCTGGACGCCCCAGCGGACGCCGCCGCGGAAGTCGCCGACGATCGCGCGGATCTTCGAGTCGGTCGCGATCTCCGGCAGACCGGAGACCGTGTCGCCCTGAGCCACAGGCACGCCCATGAAGCTCGTGACGTTCGTGCCGAACCCCAGATCGGGGTAGCGCCGGTCGCTGGTCGCGCCCGCGCCGTCCTTGCGCTTGAGCTGGGACAGAGTCCAGGAGAACTTCGGGTCGAAGGCCGCGCCAGACACGCCCCAGGACTCGGACTGGTTCACCAGCAGGCCCACGGCGGAGGCGAAGTCGTCGTCCGGGTCGGCCCCAGCCTGAGCCAGAGTCACGGACTTCGTGGTCTTCGCCACGTAGTTGTCCCAGGAACTGATCTCCGCGCCCGTCAGCGGGTTCACGCGGTGAATCATGCCCAGGTCCAGGGCGCGAGACAGCGCCACGGAGCCCTCGGAGGCCAGCGAGTTGACGATCTCGAGCTGGTAATCCTCGTCGGTCCAGATCGCCTCCTCGGAGAACCTCATCGTCACCTGGGCCTTGTGGGGGACCGCGGTGACCGAGGAGAATCCGCCCTTAGTCGGAGACTTCTGAGCGCCCTCCTCCACGAACTCGGCCTTCGGGAAGTCGTTGAAGACCAGGTAGTCCTTCTTGCCGAAGCGCATGGGCTCACGGTTCGACAGGCGCGCGATCACCGACTCGGTGCGCGTGCGCTTGATCATCCCGTCCGCGATCTCGCGCGGCATGAGGACCTGTGCGTCGGTCGACGTAAAAATCGTCGCCATGTGTTAAACCTTCCGTGTTGGTTCAGGAACCGCCGAACAGCGCCTGCAGGAACTGCCGGGCGGCGTCGGGACTGGAATCGGGCTGGTCGCCCGCCTGCGGAACAACCGGGCCACGGGGCGCGGACTTCCACGCCTGAGCGATCAGCTCGCCGTGCGCCTGCAGGTCCTCGAGGGACTCGCCGCGCAGCAGGTCAGCCGGCACGTGGGTGGCCGCGGAGACTTGCTTCTTCCAGTCAGCGATCTGCGCAGCCTTCTCGGCCGCCACAGCCTTGCTCTTGTACTCCGCCAGCTCAGCCACGGCCTTCGCGTGCTCCGACTGGAGCGCGTCGAACTTGTCAGCCGCCGCCTTGTTCGACTTGGCTCGGTTCTCCCACTGCCGGGCGTAGGACTTGTACCGGGCGGCCTCAGCCTCCCAGTCGGTCTCCGGCTCCGACGCCTGGGTCGACTCGGTCGGCTCGGGCGGGGCAGTGGGCTCCGTGCTGTCAGTCGCGGAGTCTGGTGCGTCCGGTGCGGACGCGTCTCCCGGGTTGTTCATGATTTAGTTGTTCTCCTGTCCGTGCGGAAGGTCCGGACCGACTGTGACAGTCCTCCGGTGGTTTCAATCATACCAGCAAGTCTTTCATCGCGCCACTGGTCCACCCGTCCGACACGCCGTCCGTGTAGTCATGTGGGAACAACCGCCGCATGGTCGCCAGCAGCATACGCGGGTCGTTCGGGTCACCACCCAGGTCCTTCGTCAGTTTCCGGGACTCGTCATACCGGCGCTTGAGCTCCGCCGGGTCGTAGCCGTCAACCGCCGCCTGCCGCCCCTTCCACGCCGGGACCACCTGGCAGCGGCAGTGATCGTGGAACTTGTCCTCCGTAGCGCCCCGGCCACGGTGCTGGGCCTCGAACTCGGTCGTGTACTTGAACCCCCGGGACGCCAGCATGGCGCAGAACGCACACGTGCTGGTCCCCGACGGGACACGCGCCCAGCCGCTGGACCGCGGGTCACGCACCGAGTTGTGGGCCACCACCGACTGGGCCGCGGTCTGTACGTGCCGGTCCACCGCCCCACGCAGGATCGACAGCGCCCGCGTCGGGTTCTCCTCGAACAGCGAGCCCGACGCGTAGCGCACGTTCTGGCGGACCTGCTCCGGCGTGATCGCCTCAGTCGTCGTCGCGTAGAAGTGCTTGCCCAGTTCGTCCTTACGGACCCGTTCGTACCACTCCGCCGCGGCCACCCCCGCCGTGTCGCCATAGACGGCCACCAGGCGGGGGAGGAACTCCACCAGGGCCTCGCGGCAGGCGACCGGGTTCGACCAGTCCAGGCTGTTGAAGAAAATCGTCAGGTCGTTGACCGCCAGCGAGCTGGTGCGCGTGACCGCCCCACGGATCCGGTTGATCTCAGCCCTGGTCACCACCGGCGCTCACCCCCGCAGCGGGAGCACCCACGGACGGGGTCTCCCCGGCCACGGGAGTGTCTGGGGCGCCCTCGCCGGCACGAACCCCCGCCATGATAGTCTCGAGGACGGACGGAGCCCGACGGCGCTCGTGCTGCGCCTCCATCTCCTCGATCTCCGGCTGGGTGAAGCCCGCCTTGCGCAGAGCCACGGTCGTGTCAGCCACCTGCGGCAGCGCCTGGACGATTTTCGTTATGTAGTCGGACGCCGCAGCCGGGGACACGTACCGGGCCGGAGTCCAGCGGACCTGCAGGTCCCACGACTCCGCCGGTGGCTCGCTCAGGCCGTCGCGCAGCATGACCGCGTTCTGGGCCACGCGACGCAGAGCCGGGGCGAACACGCGCCACTGGAACTCCGCCTCGTCGCTCAACGCGTACTCCGCCGCCTGCATGGCCTCGGCGCTCGCCGGGTTGTCCGCGAACAGGCCGACCATGGACTGCGGCATGTTCGTCGCCGCGCACAGGTTCTGCGCCAGCTGTCGATACATCTCCCAGTGAGGCGACATGGACGACTGCGGGAACTGGCCCACAGACGGCGCGTCGCCGTTCTCGTTCACGGTCAGGACCTGCAGGCGGCCCATGACCGCGCTCCACCGATCCATGTCGTCAAAAGCCTCCGGGTCCACGCCCAGGGCGTAGCGCTGCGGGGACGCGAAGAACTCCGCGCTGGTCTCCGCACGCACCATGGTCCGGATCGCCGCGTCAGTCAGGTAGCGGACCTCCCGGCTGATCCGCGAGCGCCCCAGCGGGCGACTCAGCTGCGGGTCGTAGACCAGCGGCTCCACCAGGACCCGACCGGTTGGGTTGCCTAGGGATCGGGCCACCCAACTGCCGGCAGCGCCCCGCTCGAGCGCGATCACGTCGTCCGGCAGGTACAGGACCGCCGCGCTGGGCGCGTCCTTGGACACGTCCGTGATCGTCAGCGCCGCGGAAATCTGCCGACGACGCCGGTCCCACAGGGCCGAGGACCACAAGGCGTCGCGCGCCTGCAGGACCACCTCGGGATCCCCGGCCGACGGGTCGCCCAGCGTACAAGTGATGAACGAACAACAGTGCTTATAAGCACTGGTTATGCCCTGGCTCAGTTCCAGATCGAACGAGTTATGAGCCAACAGCGAGGACAGGTCGAACGGGTCCGTGTCGCCGTCCAGGCTGAACCCCTCGAACACGTGCTTACGCGCCAGCGACTGGACCGCCTTGAACGGCCACGCCAGCGCCGCGCGGACCCGCGTCATCTGCGGAGGGACCGAGATCCCCAGGTCCTGCAGCGACCGGTGCCCGTCGTAGTACACGTCCAGCAGCGCGTTACGCGCCCGCCGGGACGACCACAGCCGCCACAGCTTGTCCAGCACCGCCTGCCGGCTGGAATCCAGGCCAGCCACCTGTGGGACTCCCGGGTCCGACTGGACGATCGGATCCGAGCCGTCCAGTCCTTGTGTGTCCAGGATCACAGAATCCTCACCCCTCGGTTACCGGCGCCCCGCGGGCGTCGCCTAGTCGTACGCGCCGTCCAGTTCGCGGCGCTGATCGCCTCGATCGGGAGCTCGTCGCCCTCCGGCGAAGTCGCCTCCCAACCGAACGCCCCGTCCCTACGGCGCTTCTGTCTGTCGCACGAGCCCACCGACGCGTCCAAGGCGTCGCCCTCGGCGCCCGCCGGGTGAGTCGTCTGGCCACTGGCCACCGACTGGACCATCATAGCACACGAGTCCAGGTACTCGCCCGTGCTCATCACGTGAATCATACGGGGCGGGAGCTTGCGCGCAAGCAGCGCGTCCTTAAGCGGAGCCGAGCCCGCCCCACCCAACAGACTCACCTGCGCCGTAGACGCCCGGCGCTCAGCCAGCCAATCCGCCAGCCGCTCCACGCCCTGCTCCAACGGCCCAGACCACGCGCCGATCAGATTCACGTGGACCCGCTGGCCGTCACGCATCGCCCCAGCCACCGCCTGCCGCATGCCGTCCTGGCTGAAAACCACAGCGAACGACTTGACCCCGTCCGCCGGGGGATCCGCCACACACGACTTCCACGCCTCCGCGCTGATTGCCCGAGTCCGGCCACGCTTCAACGGCCACACGCCCAGGCGCTCGCGGGCGAAGCCATCCGGGCTGAACCGCTTGCGCTCGCCCTCCACCACGATCATCTGCAGGCGGCCCG